CATGTTGCGGTCCTTTAAGTTGATTTTTCGGTACGGTCCAATCGGCCGTGAATCGCTCGCCGGGGCCATAGAAGGTGGCGGGCTGCAGCACGTATTGCGGGTCGGTCCGCGTGGCCGCGATGTACGCGGCATACTTGCGGGTGCCGGCAAGCATCTCCACCGCGCTGGCGCCAACCTTCAGCCGGGCTGCCCACGCCTTGAAGCTCGCGGACTTGGATGCACCCGGGCGCTTCGGATACGCGGCCCAGCATTCCTCGAACTCATCTGGATATTTGGCCGTGACCGCGATCGGCCGCGCCGGCAGTTGGCGTGCGTCGTGCGACAACAGCAGCTCGGCCAGCAGTGCTCGGTCTACAAACACCCGCGGGGCCTTGATCGCAGCTGCGGAGCGCAGCTCGGCAAAATCACTCGTTTTCATGCGAATCCTCCAATAATGGGCGCTGCAGCGGATCACCGGGCAGCAGCACATAGATAAAGCCACTCTCGCAATTCTTCAGCGCCACCCGCGCAGCGGCGGCCTGCGCCTCGCCGCACACTTCGGCCCACTGGCGCTCGAAAACACAGCCCCTACAGGTCTTCGCCCTTCGAGTCGAGAGCTGCAGCTGAGCCGGGTCCAGCCGGTCGGCAGCGCGCCACTCCGACAGGTCCACCATGCCTTTCATGCGGCCTCGCCAAAGGGCCGGGGGATTGCGGCCTTGTCATCGAACTCGATCCACGTCATAACCTGGGCGCCGTTTCGCGTTACCGGCGCGCCCGCCTTGTCCAGCTTCGGACCTCGTCGCATGATCACAGGCTGCCGCACCTCCCCTGGCTGAGCCGCGAGCCAGTCCCGACAGAAGTGCGGCGCGTCCAGCTCGGGCGAAATACGCTCACGGCGCGTGGCTTCAGCAAAAATAGCTTCCGCCACTTCGCGGACCCGGGCTCCCCATTCCGCCGGCGAGTACGTTTTTCCCTTCGTGCCTGGGACTGTTACCGCGACTTTCTTCTCGGCCTTTTTCAGGCGCGCCGACCGACTGATTCCGAAAACACAAAACGCCCCCATCGACTTCTCCTCTCAATCAAAAAGCGACGCCAAGGCCGCAGCTTCAAAAATTTAGGCAAAAGGAATCCCTGTGCTACCATTTCCCAATGGCAAGCATCATTTCCCTCAAACATTGTTATCTCGGCTATAGCGTCGATTTGTGGTCCGACGACGGGGACGACTTCGACTACGCCGGGTGCTTCAGCATTGCCTACGGCGGGGCCGCCGTGCACGCCGGGCGGCTGCACGGATATGAGACCCGAGCCGCTGCGCTCGATGCGGCATGGTGCGCGAGCCTGCAGCACATCAACAACATATCCGCAGCCGCCTGACCGCTCGGCGCCATCATTTCAGCCTCGGCGCGCAGCGGATGCACACGGTACTATCGCCTTTGAACTGGCCGACCGAGCGCCGTCGCTTGCATCCGCCAGTGCACGTACGCATGCCGGTCCAGGCGCCCGAGCGGGACTCGCTCTTGATCGCTCGATGCATGCGCTCGACGAGTGCCAGGTCGTAAATCACGGCGCCTCTCCATTGTTGTGCGCCGCGACCGCATCACCGGCGCTATCTACCACCCCACTTTGCTGCTCCCGTTGCAGCTCCCGAAGCATCCCTTCATAGTGCTCACGCGTACGCACGTGCCCAGGCTCGACCTCCAAAACACGGTCCGTCACGCTGCAACCCCAATCAGGTCGCGGATCTCGCGCACCGGCATTCCGAGCTCTTCGTGCACCTTCAGGATCAGCGCCGGGCCGACCGCCAGGCGCCCGTGACGGATCTTGCTCACGACCGGCGCCGCCAGGTTGAGCAGTCGCGCCAGCGCCGCATCGTTCTTCAGCCCTTCCATGCGGATGATCGCGTCGAACAGCTCGCCGCTGCAGTCGTTCTCGTTGCCCGTCCGAGTGTTTTTGGACATCGTTTTCTCCTTGTTGTGATCAGTGGTGCGCACGCAGCTGGTGCTTGGCAAACTCGCCAGCGACCCACTGCACGCCCTTCGGCGTAAACCGCATGCTGTTAAACGCGTGATTCGTCGACCGGCTAGTGCCAGCCTTTACTTCGAACCGCCCTGCTTCCATGTGATGCGCTGCGGGCGTCAGCTCGCGCCCCAGGCGATAGGCAATTTTGTTGTTGAGCAGGAAGTCGCGGAACGCGGTCTCCTTGGCCTTGAGCAGCTTGCACACCTGTCGGAAGCCCATCAGGCCGGTGCTGTCGGCGTACTGCTGCACGAATTCGAGCGCCGGCTGCGCCGCCTCGAGCTGAGCCTGCTGCTGCGCGATCACGTCCGCCTGCTCGGCCGCCAGTCGAAGAGCGTCGCCGAAGCTTTTCGGTACCGCGGGGATCGCGATCACCTGGGCCTCCAGCTCCATCCAGCGGTCGACCAGCCGGCCGGTGAACTCCGGCGACAGCCTGGCGACGAGCACGATGGAGTCGCGCTTGTTCAGCCGGCAGACCGTGTACGCTTGGCCATTCTGCGGGTGCGGCTCGGAGGTCTCCTCAATTTGAGGACACACCCCATCGGCGACCAGGTCGCGGCAGACGCGCATCACGTTGTCGTGGCGCTTGCCCGTCAGCTCCGCGATCTCGCGGCTCGTCATCGTTACCGCGCCGGCAGTGACGATCGGGTTCAGTTTGAGCAGTTGCATTCGCATCCTCCGCTGGGTCGGTTCGCAAGTAACCGATGACTGTTGATAATCGTGTGATCCAATGCTCATAAGGGCTACTTCAATGGTCCGCGCCACTTTCGCGCCGCTGCGACTCCATTTTTTCGGCAATCTGCTCCTGTGCCGCCGACACCCGGCGCAAGTCCTTCTCCAGGTAGACCATCGTTGTGAGCGGGCTCTTGTGCCGCATCACCGCCTGGATGGTCTGGATGTTGGCCCCCGCCTCCGACAGCAGCGTCGCAAACGAGCCGCGCAGCCTGTGCGGCGTCAGTCCCTTCGTCCGGCACTTCGCGTTCGCGATCTGCATCGCCGTGCGCGCGAAACCGGGCGGCAGCTCTCGACCGTCCTTCTTCGTTGCGATCAGCCCCTCTGCGCGGCGCCGCGGCGCCAGATGCTCGATCAGCCATCCTGGCATCGGCACGGGCTCGGCCTCGCGCCCCTTAGTGATCCCCGGCGTGTAGGTCTTGCGCTCCCAGTCGATCCACTCCCATCGCGCGGATGCGGACTCACTCTCGCGCAGCCCGGCGCCGAACATCAGGCGCACGGCGGTGGCAATGCCGGGCTCGCGCTTCGCCGCCACGTCCAGCTCCTCGAACCAGCTCATGGCCACGTCCAGCGGCAGGATCGCGCGGGGCCGCTTCTGTACCTTCAGCATCGCGACCTTCCACGGCAGGGTCGGGATCACCTCCCGCTTCACCGCCCAGTTGACGACCAGCTTGAGCACGCGCAACCAGTGGTTTGCGGACGCGGGCTCGTGGTCGACCAGGTGCTTGTTGCGCGCCTTCTCGATCCGCAGCGTGCTCAGCTCGCCGATAGCCAGTTCGCCCAGGTCGTACAGGTGCAGCCGGCGCACGATATCGACGGACTTGCGATGCGCAGCGCTGGCGACCGGGCCGCGCACCAGCGCCCACTCGTCGAAGAGGTCGATGAGAGTCGGGATTGGCTCGCCGCCGTTGGAGCGCAGCACCGCCTCGGCGTATGCCTTCTCCGCGATGCGTTCGGCCTCGCCCTTCTTCGACAGTCGGGTGCTGCGCTGCGTGCGCGCGCCGTTCACCTGGAACCGGTAGTGCCAGATCTTGCTGCGTCCCGGCTTGAACAGGGTCACGCTCACGTTCCGCTCCGCGCCTTGCGCTTCGCCCGCAGGGACTCGGTGACGATCGACACCACCGCGAAACGGACCGCGGCGTCGCGCGAGGGGAAGTCCCGCAGCGAGATGAAGGTGTCGGGCGCGAACTCATGGCGGACGTGCATCAGCGAGCTGTCCGGGCAGTGAAACTGCGGATAGGCGCCGTACTCGACCATCAGGGGGCCGGCGGCCGCCCAGTCCCCGCACCAGTCCGGCACCATGGCCTGGCCGCGACATGCCGGTGCGTCGTTCGGCGGCGTGCCAAGGATGGCGCCGCCACCGGCCAACGCGAGCTTGGACCAGCCCAGCAGCGTCGCCAGCGAGAAGTTGGCTTGTTCAGTACGGGTCATCACTTCTCCACCATTGCGGCAATGCGCGCTACCAGGGTTTGCAGATCGCGGTGCACATCGAAGGCCGCTGCCTTGATTGCCGTCACCTCGTTCGGTTCAATTCGTCCGTCGGCCAACGCTTTGTAGATCTCGGCGCCTACCCGGCCGTGCGATGCGACCAAGCCGACCACCATTTCGAGCACTTCGACGTCGCAAGGCTGGCCCGCTTCGAGCTTGAACAGCGCGTAGCCATGGTTCGCCGCCAGGGCGTGCAGCGGCGAGTGATCGACGTAATGCAGCGCCTGGTCGAATTCCTGCAGCGACAGAACGTTCGACGTACTGTTCGTGTTCAGCTTGTTGCGCAGTAACTGGGGACTGCGCTCCATTCGCACCGCCAGCGCTTCGACGCCGCCGGGGTACTTATGTGCCGCGTTGTAGATCGCATCGAGGACGTTCATTTATGAAACCTTGCAAAAAATGAAGCGATTTCCTGTGGTAAAGGAGATACTTCGATAAATCAAAACGAGATAAAAATGCAACCAACCTCTGCCGCCCGCCTCACGATTGCCCAGTGCAGCTACTTCCGCGTCAACTTCCGGAGACTCGGTATCGCATCGCGCACCCGAGGCCGAGCCTTCCGGAGCTCAGCCACGTTTTTGCGTATCGGCAGCCGTCGATACGGGCGATCCGGGACGGCCGGTGGCGCCGGGTCTGACGCTCGACGTCCAACTTGGCGGGTGCCAGGCGCGCCGAACAAATCTGGCCGCTGGAGCCGCACCTTCGGGGGAATGCCACGAGTCTTCCAGTTCTGTACGCGCTGGACACCGCCATGCTTGTCATACCCCAAGAGCTCTGCGACCTTTGCAGGCCCGCCAAGGTCGTCGATCAACTTGCTGTCGTCAGCCATTTCGCTCACTGTATAAAGTTCAGATACCTCATTAAACACTATGTTTACTTCCGATGTCAACGTTTTGTGTAACACATTTTGTTTAGTTCCCCTGAAAATGCGGCGCATGCACGAACAAATGACACGGCTTTATGCAGCAGCGAAGGAACTGAGAGGCATTTCGTCCCAGGCCGAGCTCGCGCGCGCGCTCAACCAGTCTTCGCAGACCGTAAAGAACTGGGAAGCAAGGGGCGTCTCCAAGACAGGAATGCTCGATGCGCAGCGAGTACTGGGGTGTTCCGCGACATGGATCGCCAGCGGCGAAGGGGACATGGTTCTATCCATACCACAGCAGCCTGTGCTGCCTGGTGCACTCCGCGTGATCCCCACAGACGGGAGCGAAGATCCGCTGCCCTCCCGGGTCCGGATACCAAAGGTGATGGGCATTCGTCTGTCGGCCGGCCTGAGCGGCGTGAGCGTGGAATACGATCGCCGCGATGATGGGGTATGGGACGTCCCGCGCCGGTGGCTCGACAAGGGCCGTTACGTTCGCGAGTGTCTTTATGCGATCGAAGTCCACGGCGAAAGTATGGAGCCGAACTATTACGAGGGGGACGTGGTAGTTATCGACACCGCAGATCGAACCTTGGTGAGCGGGCAGGTATATGCGGTCAACTGCGAGGGCGAGCCTGCTATAAAACGGCTCGTGAAGGAGGGCACCCTATGGTATCTGTACTCAGACAATCCGCTACCCCGCTACCACAAAGTACTTGTTACGACGGGCCGCGTGGAGATCATCGGAAAGATCGTTTTACGCCAGACGTACCACGTGGCGTAATCAAGCCGTCACCTACCATATAACCGCGCCCGGGCGCGGCGCGTATCAGAACTTCTAGAGACAACTGTGTCTCCGCTTCGCTACGACGTTTTTACTCACTGGTTGTTGGTTTTTCTTCACCCCCTTCCACTTCCCTACCCCAACAGCATCCCAAAGCCTTCACGCGTCAGCTCGGTTCATAGAGCTCGCGACCCGTCAGCCTTTCGGTCTGGGGCGCTAACTTCGCCACCCCTGTGCGTATCTCAGACCTGTCCCACAGTACGCCTTTCCCCACACGCCTGTCGTTACCCGGAGCGTGTGGCGGTTGAGCAAATCTACCCAACGGATCGAACTGTAGCAGAAAATCTCGCAAGTTTAAACAAAATGTTTGACGATCGAGTTAAACATGGTGTTTAATACGTCATCGGCACAGCAAACGGACACAGCGCCATGGCCTCACCAAAACTCGACAGCTACTGGATCACGTTCCGCGGCAACATCGGCGCGTGCGTTGACGCCACCAGCGAGGCTCAGGCCGCCGTGTACGGGGCGGAGCTGCGGGGCCTGATCGTCACGAGGGTGCAACGGCTGCCAAACCCGGCAAATCCGCGCTTGAACTTCCTCGTGCCAGGCCCGGCGTATTGCCGGACGCCCGGCGAGTGCGCAAAGGCAGGCTACTGCAGCGCACGGCACGACTGCGCCAGCTGATACGAACGCCCCACCGCCGTAAGCGGTGACCAGACAGGAGCCGCTTCCCCCGCGATCGAGAGGGGAAGCACGAGGCGGCTCCCGTGTGGTTCTCCTATCGCCAGCCTGAGTGCGCACAGGCCCATGCCGGACATGGACAAAGCCGAATATTGACAACCCGCCCGGAGAACCACGTGAGCTACATCATCACTGCCCGCTTTGCTGACGGGCGCATCGAAAGACTGCCGGCCATCGGCGACCTCGGCGCCCTGCTCGACGCAGCGTACGCCGGCGGCGCGATGGGCGTCACCGCGATCGCGCGGCCAGGCACTGGACAGGGTCTCCCCCGCCCACTCTAAACGAGGACAACATGAACAAGATGAACTGCTGGAGCTTCCCACTGGGAGTGCTCCTGATGGCACCGCTCGGCCTTTTTTCTGGCGCGCTGGCAGTCGCATATCGCCTCTGGAGCGGCGCATGAAGCGCGATGCCTTCACGATGCCGCTCGACCTGGGCAGCGAGCTGATCATCGACAACTTCGCCGGCGGCGGCGGCACCAGCACGGGCCTCGAGGCAGCATTCGGCCGGCCCGTCGATATCGCCATCAACCACGACCCGGAAGCGCTGGCCATGCACGCCATCAACCACCCGCACACGAAGCACCTGTGCGAGAGCGTATGGGACGTGGACCCGATTCAGGTGACGAACAACCAGCCAGTCGGCCTGGTGTGGCTGTCGCCGGACTGCAAGCACTTCAGCAAGGCGAAGGGCGGCAAGCCGGTCGAGAAACGCATCCGTGGCCTGGCGTGGGTCGCGCTGCGCTGGGCGGCGAAGTGCAAGCCGCGCGTGATCATGCTGGAGAACGTCGAAGAGTTCCAGACGTGGGGCCCGCTGCTCGTGGCTGCCGATGGCAGCGCGAAGCCGGACCCGGCGAAGCGCGGCACGACGTTCCGCAGCTTCGTCCGCCAGCTCGAGCAGCACGGCTACAAGGTCGATCACCGCGAGCTGCGTGCATGCGACTTCGGCACGCCGACGATCCGCAAACGATTCTTCCTGGTCGCGCGCCGCGACGGCCTGCCGATCCGCTGGCCGGCGCCGACGCACGGCGCACCAACGTCGCCGGCCGTGCTGGCGGGGAAGCTGCTGCCGTATCGCACCGCGGCGGAGTGCATCGACTGGTCCCTGCCCTGCCCGAGCATCTTCACCCGCTCCCGCGAGCTGGCGCCCGCCACGATGCGCCGCATCGCAAAAGGGATCATGCGCTACGTCGTCAACGCGGAGAAGCCGTTCATTGTTGGCGCCGGCGGTCCGGCCTACGCAGGCAAGCCCGTATCGACCGACCAGCCGTTCGGCACGCTGACGACGGAGAACCATCGCGCCGTGGTGATGCCGACGCTGGTACAGACCGGCTATGGCGAGCGCGATGGGCAGGCGCCGCGTGCGCTCGACATCGAGAAACCTCTAGGCACCGTCGTCAGCGGCGGCAAGCACGCGCTCGTGACCGCGTTCCTCAACGAGCATGCCAACGCGACGAACCAGCGCGTCATGGCCGCCGACGAGCCGCTGCGCACGGTGTGCGCCCAGGTCAAAGGCGGCCATTTCAGCCTGGTGTCGGCCGTGCTCACCGGCGTCGGTGGCCGCGCTGGCCAGAGCCGCCCACGTGGAGCGGACGAACCGCTGGCGACTATCACCGCGAAGGCAGACGGTGCGATCGCGACCGCGTTCCTGACGAAGTTCCGCACCGGCTCGACCGGGAGCGCCCTCACGGAGCCTGTGCCTACGATCACCGCCGGGCCGAAAGAAAACCCAGCCGGCGCTCCGCACGCACTCGGCATCGTATCGAGCCACCTGGTGAAGCTGCGCGGCACCAGCACTGCGGCGCCCGTCTACGAGCCGCTGCACACGATCAGCGCAGGCGGCCAGCACCACGCCGAGGTGCGCGCGTTCCTGCTGAAGTACTACGGTACCGATCAGGATCCGCAATTGCAGGCGCCGCTGCACACCGTGACCACGAAGGACCGTTACGGCCTGGTCACCATTCAGGGCCAGGACTACGAGATAGTCGACATCGGCCTGCGCATGCTCGCGCCGCACGAGCTGTTCCGCGCGCAGGGCTTCCCCGAGGATTACGTGATCGGCGAGATCCCGGAACCAGGCCGCCTGTTCGCCGAAGGGCAGCAGGTCGACGGCGACGTGCTCGCGCTGCCGCGCCGGCCGCTGACGAAATCCGCCCAAGTGCGCATGTGCGGCAACAGCGTGTGCCCGCCGCTGTCGGAGGCGCTGATCCGCGCCAACTTCGCCCACGAACAGCACATCGCGAGGGCCGCGTGAGTTCCGCCGCCCACCGTCGCACGCTGCTGGAAACCGTCAGCACGCTGGTCAACGCGCCACAGCCGACTGCCCAGGACATCGTCGGCGTGTTCGTCGCACTGAGCGCCGTGCTGAGCGACCTGACCGGCGACCGAGTAGTGGCCTATTTCGACGTCATCGGCGCTGCCGCCGACGGCACCCAACAAACCTGAAAGACCAACATGCCAATGCACCTTACATACGACGAGATCATTGCCGTCGCCCAGAAAACGCGGACCGCCGAAAGCCAGAACGGAGACTACGTGCTGCCGCTCAGCTTCGCGAATGAGATCGTCGCTGCGAACGACGCGCGCGCCGCGACGAGCTCTCCGCGCGCTGCTACGACCGAGGAATTTTGGCCGGCGCTGCCGCCGTCCGACGGCGAGATCAGCGGCGTGCGCTACTGGAACCTCTACACCCTGCGCGAGTACTGCCGCACGCTGCTGGCCCAGGCGCCCGCCTCGACGACCATTCCGGCAGGCTATGCGCTCGCGCCCATCGAGCCGACGCCAGAAATTATGGCCGCGGCTGCGATGGCGTCATGGCCGCCGGCCTCCCCCGCCGACATCGATCTCGCGCGCAAGGCCGCTCCTATCGTCCTTATGCAGTTGGATGCCGCCCCAGGCGTAACGCTGGAAATGATGGCTGCCATGCTGTCCACGATGGCGCCAGCGTACCGGGCGATGATTGCAGCCGCAGCCGCAGCTGCACCAACACAGGCGGAGGGCTGAGACATGGCGACTACCGAAACGAAATTCCTCAAGGACGTGGAGAAGCACGTTATGGAGGTGATCCGCGACGACGGCGCGCATCGCCACATCCGCTTCCGCCAGCCGGGCACGATGTGCATGCACTTCGACCTGATCACGTGGCCTGGATACCTCTGCTACACGGGCGACATGGGGACGTATGTTTTCCGGCGCCTGCATGACATGTTCGAGTTCTTCCGCCGGCCCGAGCACTGCCGCTATTCGATCGACAAGCGGTACTGGGCCGAGAAGGTCGAAGCAGGCGACCGGAGCGCCACCGGCAATGGCGTGGTCGAGTTCTCTAAGGAGCGATTCGACGAGAACGCGCGTCGCTGGGTCGCCGACTTCTGCCAGTGCCAGCTCGATCTGGTGGACGAAGGCGACGGCGATTGTGACGAGCTGCTTTCCGCCCTGGCCGACCTGCGGGATGCCGTCGAGGATCAGGTTATCGGCGCGGACAGCAACGACGTGCGCTGCTACGACGCCGCCCACGAGTTCCGCTTCGGCCAGGACGACAGCGAGGCGTGGCGCGATTACTTCGGCAAGCAGGGGTTCGATTTCGGCGATTTCTGGGAGGTCGATCACACCGAATACACGCATCGTTTCGAGTGGTGCTGCTTCGCCCTTTCGTGGGCCGTGCAGCGATACGACGAAGCCGCCGCCCACAAACAGACGAATACTAAGGACTGAACCATGGACGACGAGTTCTACATTCAGGACAGCCGCGACTACGTCGGCAACGACATGCTGTTCTGGGCGCTGGGCGGCAACGGCTACACGACGGACATGCGCAAGGCCCAGGTGTACACGAAGGCCGAGGCGGTGAAGCAGCATGAAATGCGCATCACCGACATTCCCTGGCCGAAGGCGTACATCGACGCCAAGACGCGGCCGGCGGTAGATTTCCAGCACGTGAGACGCGCAGACGCGCTCGCAGGGACTGGGGTCGAACTGCGCAAGCTTGTGCCGCAAAAGTCCGACGTGCTGAACTGCCACGGCTGTGGTCGGTTCCTCAATCCGAGCTCCCGGTACGTGACCGATTGCGCGAACTGCGGCGCGGACAACCGGCCATGATACGCCTCATCCCAATAGCCGCGCTGGCAGCGCTGATCCTGCACCTGCCAGCCCAAGACAAACCCCGCCGCCAATGGTGGGACAACCATGTCGACCCGATGAAGGGTCGGAAGGGAGTCGAAGTGAGCGCCAACAAGATGACATGCGGAGGATGACGTGATCCGATATATGACGATCGCCAAGTTCTCGAAAGAGACTGGCTATACCGAGGACGCGATTCGCACGAAAATACGTGATCGCATTTGGCTGAAAGATGAAGTCTGGATCAAGGCACCAGACGGACGTAACTTGATTGACGTACAAGGATATGAAGCATGGGTCGCGACGGGCGGGGAGTTAAAGCAGCATCGGAAAGCAGCATTGAAATCACCTTCATGTATGAAGGCGTCCGCTGCCGGGAAAGGATACCGCTCCAGCCCACCCCCGCTAACCTGAAACGCGCGGAGCAGCATCGCGCGGCCGTCCAGCATGCAATATCAGACGGCACTTTCGATTACGGCAAGACGTTCCCGAAATCGAAAAACGCGCGAAAGTTCTCCAGTGTCAAGGGTGATGCGCGGAGTTTAGGCGAGTTCCTTAAGCAGTGGCTGGAGGACAAACAGAAGCAGCTAAAGGCGAGCACATTTAATGGCTATAGGAAAATAGTCGAAGGGTATCTGATCCCGAAGTTCGGCGCGGCGGCGCTGCCCGAGCTATCGCGGAAGATGATAAAAGACGAACTGAAAACCTTGAAGGTGTCGAACAAATCGCTCGCCAATATTCAGAGCGTGCTGCGAGCTGCGCTGACCGATGCCATAGACGAATATGAGCTGATCGAATCGAACCCTATTGCCGGGTGGACCTATCGGAATAAGGAGGCGTTGTCGAGCGAGGATGAGATTGATCCCTTCACCGCGGACGAGCAGTCGGTGATTCTGCTGAACCTTGAGGGCCAGGCGCGCAACTTCGTCCAGTTCGCGTTTTGGACCGGGATGCGCACCTCGGAGCTGGTGGCGCTGGATTGGGGAGACGTCGACTTTGTTCGCGGGATGGTGCGGGTCTCGCGGGCGCAAACGCAGGTATCCGGCGCTGCCGAAGTGCCAAAGACGGCAGCTGGACGCCGAGACGTGAAACTGCTGCCGCCCGCGCTAGAAGCGCTGGAAGCGCAGAAGCAGCACACATGGCTGAGGGGCAAAGAAATATTCCAGAACCCGCGAACTGGCGAGCGCTGGGCCGGTGACCAGCCGATCCGGAAGACCATGTGGCAGCCCGCGTTGAAGCGCGGCGGCGTTCGGTACCGCTTCCCCTACCAGACGCGTCACACGTACGCGAGCATGATGCTGTCGGCAGGCGAGCACCCGATGTGGGTAGCCGCGCAGATGGGCCACGCAGACTGGACGATGATCGCCCGGGTCTATGGCCGGTGGATGCCAGAAGCAGATCCGAACGCAGGCGACAAGGCTCACGAAAAGTTCGGTAATGACGGCAGAATGGCAGCATACCGGCTGAGAACCGCATGAATGCTAGATCGAACGCGGGTTCGATTCCCGCCGTCTCCACCACCGAACAAATAAAAACGCCCTGAGCTTGCTCAGGGCGTTTTTATTTGTTCTATCGTCGACAGCGGGAATCGGAGCCGCGTCCGTCCAAAGA